TTTGATAGTTTAATAACTATCCTAATGCTCTAAAAAGAGCATTAAGTTAATTATTCATTAATCATTTTTATAATACAAAAACCGAATAGCACAAAAACAAACGCTATTGAGCCTAAAAAAAACCAAATCATATTTTGCATTTTTTTGTTTTATTTTGTATCAAATTAAATTAGTTAAGAGGGTATTAAACAATTAACAAAGGTAAACAAATGAAATTAAGTGAAATATTTGAAATAATTTCAAAGCATTTTGAAGTATCTAAAGAGGTTTTATATCAAGGCTTTGTACATGATAATTATTTTAGAAAATTTATAAAATCTATACAGAATTCAAATACTAAGCCTGAATTATTATGTAAAGAAATTATAAGAATTCATTATTTATTTACAATTGATTTTTATAGAAATAGAAAAAACTAAATTTAATTGACTTTAAGCCCTTAATTATTAGGGCTTAAAGATAGTTAAAAAACTATCATAAGGCTAATTTAACAAATGGTAAAAATATGCTTTGGTTTTTTATAGGCTCAATAGCGTTTGTTTTTGTGCTATTCGGTTTTTGTATTGTAAAAATGATTAATGAATAATTAACTTATAACCCCTAATTAATGGGGTTATGAGATAGTTATTAAACTATCAAAAAAACTAACAAACAAAAAAGGTAAAAACAAAATGACTACATTAAATAAAGTATCGGCTAAAGACTATTTATATGACATCCGAGATACAGTTATTAAAATCTGGGAAAATAACCCTAATAACTGGGGTAAAATGTTTATGTCTAAAAATATGCCTATTAATGCCGTGACTGGTAAAAATTATAATAGCACAAATTTCTTTAATTTGAATTTTGTCGCTAATCAAAATAATTACAGTAAAAATATCTGGGCATCTTTTTTAGACTGGAAAAAAATTGGTTGTAAAATTAACACTGGAGAAAATCATAAAGCTAAAGTTTTATATTATGGCTCATTTACTAAAGAGAATGAAAAAACAAAAAAAGAGGATAAAATACCTTTTTTAAAAGCAACGCCAGTTTTTAATATTGCTCAAGTTGATTTGTCGGAATGTAAGTTAAAATTTGACAATGTCGACAATGTAAATAAAGTTGTATCTATTCAAGAAATAGATAATTTTGTTAATGATACGGCGGTTGAAATTAAACATAGCAACGACGGGCGTTGTTATTATGCAAAAACTACCGATTATATTCATATGACAAATAAAGAGAATTTTATTAAAACGTCATACGGCGATGAGACAAGCAACTATTATTCTGTATTATTTCACGAATTAATACACTCAACTGGGCATAATCAACGATTCGACCGCTTTAAAGATAATGACAAAAAATTTAAAGATAATGCTCAACAGTCTTACGCTTTTGAGGAATTAATAGCGGAATGCGGGTCTATAATGTTATGTCAACAATTTAACTTAGAAAAAACAATTAGAGTTGACCACGCTTTATATATTAAAAGTTGGATATCGGCGCTAAAAAATGACGTTAAATTTTTAACCTCGTCTTTAGCCCGTGCTTATAAAGCGACTGATTATTTATTAAAAAAAATTAAAAAAGTTGAATTAAAGGCGGTTGCTTAATATGGAATATAAACCACAAAAACGGCTCTTAGGTATTAATAACACAAAAATGCTTAAGAGTATTGAATTAGGTTATTTAACCGCAATCTTACATTTAGCCCCGCACAAATTAAGCGGGGTTAATATATGCCCTAAAGCGTCAGTAGGTTGTGCAATGGCGTGTTTAAATACAAGCGGTCGAGGTAGGTTTAAATTTACTCAAGATAGTAGATTAAATAAAACTTATTACTTTTTAAAAGACCGCCAAAAATTTTTATTGCAATTAGATAATGAAATTAAAAACTTTAAAAAAAGGGCTATTAAAAAAGGTTTAAAACCCGCCGTACGTTTAAACGGTACGTCGGATATCAATTTCGAGAAATTATTAAATAGGTATCTAAATATAAACTTTGCCCAATTTGTAGGCCTGAAATTTTATGACTATACAAAAGACAAAAATAAGGCTTTAGAATATTCTACAAATCAGAAGAGGGAAAAATATCGGATAACTTATTCACGTTCGGAAAACGATAGCGAAAGGGATATCCAAAACTTATTAACCAATGGCGTAAACGTAGCAATCGTATTCGCAAAAAATCTCCCAGGAGAATATTTAGGTTTCCCGGTTATTAATGGAGATTTAACCGATTTACGTTTTAACGATCAACTAGGCGTAATTATTGGCCTTAAGGCGAAAGGCGAGGGAAAAAAAGATAAAAGCGGTTTCGTTATTCAATACCAATAAAAGGCCTTATAAATAATGTATTTTTTGATCTCCAAATACTAATAAATTTTTCGGCCATGAATAAAAATATATTCAAAATAATTTGCAATTAATAAAACATTAATTTTATATTTGATAAACAATTTAAAAAACCAAAATTATGACTTTATTCAAAACAATTAAAAAAGACGATTTAAGAGATTTAGAAACTTTCTTAAAACAAATTAGCTACGACCTTAATCAGATTGAGGCAATTAGCGAAACCTATTTAAACGAAACTTATTGTGAGCTGGAAGTATTTATTGGGGAATCTTATCCTTATTATTTTACTTTGCCTTCGAGCGTTTTCGTTCGATATGCCGAAGAGTTTTTCGAATCGGATGTTTTGCCATACATTAAGAACGACGCACAATTTAACGACGCCTTAAAGCAAATGCAAGTCGATGAATTTCCGATTGTATTTTGGTATCGTGAAATAGCCGATAAAAGAGATAAATTAGATTGTAGTAAATATTTCGTTCGTCAATTTTTTGGCGACTTTGCTAGTGAATTATTAATCAAGTAAACCAATTTTATAAACCATAACCCCCCACACCAAAAAAATGAATTACCAGGAAGAAGAAGAAGAAACCGGGCTAGACTATAATAGTCTATCTGATTTACAAGCTGAAATAAGAAGATTAAATCGCTTTGCTTATCAATATAATACTAAAGGTCAAGATGCTACTATAAAGCGTTTAGAAGATAGAGTAAATTATTTAAAATCAATTAATAAATAAAACCATGGAAAAAATAAACAAAGGTAAAATTTTTAGCGTTCGCTTTGTCAAAAAAGATGGAACGACTAGATTTATGAAATGTAGAACGGGTGTAATTTCTAAATTAAAAGGAGGCGAATTAAAATACGACGCAAGTGCAAAAGGCCTAAAGGTAGTTTTTGATTTAACTTGTAATGCTTACCGAATGATCAACGCAAATACCGTTTACGAACTGAGAATAAAAGGTAAAACTTACCTGGGAGAAAATGCAAAACAAATTTTATCAACTTTATAAATAATATAAACATGACAACATTAACAAATATATTTTTCGGAGGTGAAAACCTGAAAAAAGAATTTAACAATTTAACAATTATAAAAAATAAAAAAATGGAAAATAATTTAGAAAAATATAAAAATTTAATAAAATTAGAAAATCTAGGTTTTGAAAATGTAGAGGCTGGAGATTTTTATTATTATTTTGATTTTGATGGCTATAGTTATCAAATAGAAGATGTTTACGATACCATAGAGGAGAATATAAATTATGCTATTATTTTAAGTGGGTGTTGTGGTGAGGAAGTGGATAGCGATTATATGATTTGCCCAAATTGCTTAGAACACGTTTAAAATGGAAAAGAACGATTTAGTTTTATGCGTATGCGATTACTCGAAATTCGTTAACAAATACGAGTTAAATGTAAATTATCCGGAGCCTGGGAGATATTACACGATAAGAGAATGCAAGACCGTAGCAAATGGAAAAGAGCTAATAAAACTCGAAGAGATAACAAACGATAAAGTTTTAACAATTGATGGAAAGCTTGAGGAGATTTGTTTTGAGGATCTTTGTTTTGTGAGAATACCACCCCCCAACATTTCAGAATTAACCAATTTACTAAAATGAAAACTACAAAAATTAAAGGCTACAAAAGGCCGAAACAAAATACAAAAGTATTAATCGATTATAGCTTTACGCCGACTGAATTAGCCAGGATAAAATATAATCAACTTTTTGAACAACAAATAATTTTCAAAGCTGAAAAAGGCGACAAACTGAAACAATTTTTGGATAAAATGAATAAATTTTTGGATAAATAATAAATTTTTTGAACAAATACAAAAAGAAAATGAAAATTACAATTGAAGAAGGCGAACGAATTAGAAAATCCTTAGCCAAAATGAAAATCTTAAATCGATTGATGGATTTTGAATACAACATGGAAATGCCAGATTTTGGAAAATCGAGTTTAGTTAGAAATCACGTAGCAAAATTGAGAACATCAATCCAACAAATTGAAACAAATTTAAACCACGTTATTCGTACAAATGAATCGGACGTTTTAGATGAGTTTTGTGGCGAGTTATTAGACAGCTTAACCATATTATCCATGATGAGTTTAGAATCGCTTAAATCGTTTAATAATGATCTTAAAGACTTTTTAAAAGAAGTAGAAAAGGAGCAAGAAAATGAAGCTTAGTGATTATAGAAAAAATAGAGGCTTAACACAATTAGAAGTTTCTAAAAGAATGGGCGTTACCCAGGTCTATGTTAGTTTGATCGAATCAAGACAAAACCCAACATTAAAAACGCTTAGAGCTTACTTCAACGCAATTGGATATAAATTAGACTTAGAACCTAAATTCGTGGGCTATACCGCCCTCCTTAAAAAACAAGATAGATGAAAATTACATTAAACAAAACAAGAACACTATTTATTTTTCTATTCATAAAGCCGGATAAGTTTTTAAACTGGTGTTATTTTCGAATAAACACAACAAATCATTTCTCGAAGTTCGGGTTTTCAATTGAGTTTGATTTCTTAAAACTGATACACTTTTCGGCCTTTACTGAAAATAGCGAAGATCCTCATCAATTCATTTAACTTATCAACAAATTTAACTTAAACTTAAAAATTAAAACAATGGATGCAAATTTAGCAAAATTAATCGAGAACCAACAAGACGAAATCTTGGCTTTAGAGCAAGAACTAGCAGAAAAAGCCGAAATCATTAAGAAATTAGTGGAAATAATTAATAAACAAGAAGAAAATATCAACAAAAATTCGTAAATTAGTAACATGAAAAATTTAATAGCGAAAATGGTGAAGATTCAGAGTGAATTAAAAGCACCAAAAAACCAAACCAATGCGTTTGGAAAGTACAAGTACAGAAGTTGCGAAGATATTATCGAAGCCTTAAAACCTTTGTTGGCTCGTGAAAATCTTTACATGAACATTTCCGATGAGATCATAGAAGTTGGAGGAAAGAATTATGTTAAAGCGACTGCGACAATTTTTGATGGCGAGGACAGTATCTTATCTTCGGCGGTTGCAAGGGAATCAGTAGACAAGAAAGGAATGGACGATGCACAGCAAACCGGGGCGACATCGAGTTATGCTCGTAAATATTCGCTTAATGGTCTATTCGGAATAGATGATCAAAAAGATGCAGACGCAACAAATACCCACGGTAAGGATAGCCCCCCTCAAGGTATAAGACCGAATACTGATTTTAATTTTTAATCATGGATGGCAAACCTATAATATCCTGGATATTAGTTATATCTACTTTCTTAATAGCGGGTAAAGCATTAAAGCTAATAGATATCCCTTGGGCCATTGCTTTCGGGCCAGTAACATTATTGATTATCTCATTTTTTATTATCTTTGTATTGTCTTTTATTTATATGTATAAAACGATTCCTAAAAAAACAGATGAAGATGGAAAAAAGGATTGAACACGGAACTGAAGATTGGCATAGAGCAAGAAGCGGAAAATTTACTCCGAGTGAGCTTTATCGCTTAATGACTCCCCCGAAGTTAAAAACTGAAACACTTTCCGAAGGAGCAAAAAGTTATGTAAAAGAAAAGATAGCTGAGATACTAACGATCGACATTAGTAATGATAAAATGTTCCATGGTAACAATGCGACCGAATGGGGAAACTCTTATGAGGGCGAAGCTATTGAAGTATTTTCTGATATGCTAAACAAGGAAATAGTAAACGTAGGATTTATAAATTATGATGACAACTTTGGCGGAACTCCTGACGGAATTTCTCACGATAAGTTATTTGGTATTGAGGTTAAGTGTCCTTACAATTCATCTATTCATTTGGATAATCTCCTTCTCGATTCATTGGCTTTTAAAAAGGAGCGTAAAGAATATTATTGGCAGATTCAAGGGTACTCATTAATTACCGGAATAGAGAATTGGTATTTTGTGAGCTATGATCCAAGACAAATTGATTATAAGATTAAGATATTACCGATAAAAAGGAACGAAGATGACATTAGATTAATCAAAGAAAAACTGCAAATTGCAGCTAATTACAAACAAGAATTAATAAACAATTTAAAGCAACAAAAATGAGTACAACAAAACAAACACAGTATTGCGGAAGTGCAAAAGAGTTAGGTGATTCTTTATTGATTGACCTTAACTTAAATCAGTTAAAAGATATTTTATCTAAGGCTGAAAACTCACAATTCAGAAACACTTATACCACCAAAGATGGAACGGTAAATGAGGTTTTAAAATTAAAGGCAGTTAAACGTAAAGAAGTACAAGGTTTTTCAACACACTTCTTATGCTTAAATGATTATGTCAAAGGAGAAACAAAACAAGATCTCCCTTTCTAAGAAGCAATTTCCGGTAGATTACAGATGGGATTTAGCATTTGAATCTATTAAGGAGTTAACAGGAGCATCCCCGAACGCACTAAGACGTGCTAGTAGGGTAACTCCTTTACCAGCCTCTAGAATGATTGTGGCTTATGTTATGTACAAGGAACTTTATATGACTAATGAATATATTTCAACACAGTTAAACAAGGATAGAACGGCTACATATTATTATATAAGGACAATGGATGAATACAAAAGCATCACCCCCTATAAAGAATATTATGAAGCATTTAGAGAATTATTTTATAGAAAGATAACTACGCTTGGATATGTTTGCACTTGTTGTGGAGCATTAGAACCATCTATAAAAGGAGATAAATATTTAAAACCAAACACAAATGAAACCAATTAATGTATTATCGTTATTCGATGGGATGTCTTGTGGCCAAATTGCACTTGAACGAGCTGGGATAAAAGTAAATAAATATTACGCATCAGAAATTAAACCACACGCAATAGAGGTAACTCAGAACAATTATCCAAATACTATTCAGGTTGGAGATGTTACTAAAATAAACGCAAAAGATTTACCTAAAATAGATTTACTTATAGGTGGTAGTCCATGTCAGGATTTTAGTAGTGCCAATAAACAAAAACTTGGTCTTGATGGAGAAAAATCAGGATTATTTTATGAGTATTTGAGATTACTAAAAGAATTAAATCCTAAATATTTCCTACTTGAGAATGTTGCGATGGATGATTTTAGCTATCAAACAATTTCTCACTTAGTTGGAACTTTTCCAGTAGATATAAATTCAAGTTTAGTTTCTGCTCAATTAAGACAAAGAAGCTATTGGACAAACATAGGAGATTTTTATACTGATTTATTTGGTATGAGGCATTGTGCCATTCAACAACCAAAAGATAAAAAGATATTTTTTAAAGATATTCTTGATGATGGGTATACAGATAGAGTAAAATCAAGATGTTTACTTGAATCTGAAAGTAGACCTTTGGTATCAAAAGATAAATTGTATA